CGGGCACAACTGGAAACCGTGGGCAACTGGACCAAGGTGTACGAGACCAACAACATTGGCATCGTGCGGATTACCACCACCAGCGCACTCGACTGAGGAGGTAACTAACCATGGCATCCATTTTTGAGGCAACCGCCGGCAACCTTGTCGGCCCCGCTACTGGCGGTACTGTCACCCAGGCCACCAGTAAGGCCACTGCCGTGACTCTCAACGCAGAGTCCGGCCAGATCACCCTCGACGATGCTGCACTTGCAGCAGCCGCTGAGGTTTCTTTCACCGTTAACAACGACAAGATCGCTGCCACTGATGTGGTGGTGTGCAACCACGGTTCTGCCGGAACTGCTGGTTCTTACCTTGTGCAGGCCAACTCGATTGCTGCTGGATCTTTCAAGATCACGGTTGCAAACGTGTCCGCCGGTTCACTTGGTGAGGCAATCGTTGTCAACTTCGTGGCTCTGAAGGGCGCTAGCTCCTGATGGGTCTTTTCGCCTTTAGGCGGATGAAGGAACGTGAGGCTGCTGCTCAAGCGGCGGCCTCCGCTCCTGACAAGCCGACCAAAAAGACTTCTACTGTGACGCCCGATGGCAGTAACAATCGACGCAACAGCGGGCGGCGCAAACGCCAACAGCTACATAACGCTGGATGAGGCGAACACGTTCGTCGAGGCGATGATCAGCAGCACGGATGTGGGCAAGTGGACGACCGGCACCGACGACACCCGGAATCGGGCACTAGCTGCAGCAGCTGAGCGTCTAGACCGTGAAAGATTTTTAGGCGCACGCGCCACCGATACGCAAGCAAGGCAATGGCCGCGTACTGGCGTGCGAAAGCCCGATACCTACGTCAACACGTACGCCACTGGCTTCCCTTTCCGCATCTCTGAGGATTACTTCACCGACACCGAGATTCCGAATCAGGTGAAGCGTGCTCAGATTGAGCTTGCTGTTTACCTCAAGAACAACACGGACGGCATCAGCCTGAGCGGCCTGAACGATTACAAGAACGTCAAGATCGGCAGCATTGACGTGACGCCTGACAAGGCCGGTGCTGTTGGCGCTGACCACGTTCCGCCGATGTTTGAAAGGTACTTGACGGGTCTTAGAATTAGTGGACCAGGCAACATCGCTATCAAACGGAGCTGACCATGTACGCAGACCTCTCAGGCGGCTTCGAGTTCATCTCTGACACTGCTGCCCACACCGGCAGGTTCAGCAAGATCTACTTCAAGGAAGACAGCGTGATCAGTGCAATCACGGTGAAGAACGCAACCGGCAACAGCTTGGCCAGCGAAACCTTTGTTGCCGATACCTACATTTGCGGGATCATCACCAGCATCACGCTTAGCAGTGGTGCCTGCCTCGCCTACAACCTCTGATGGGACTTGCGTCGTCGCTTGAAAAGGTTGCCAGCAACGTCATTGAGGCGTTGGGCGCTGATGTGACTATCCGTTATGTCACGGCCGGCACTTACAACACGACGACGGGCGTGATTGGTGAATCGGAAAGTGATACCAACATCAAAGGCGTTGTTGAGAACATCAAACAGAGTGAGGTTAACGAGCTAATTCAAGCCAGTGATAAGCGCCTGATTGTCGCGGCCAAGGAACTAGCAACTGCGCCTGAGACGAAGGACCGTGTGGTGATTAGCAGCGTGGTGCATCAGATCATTCAGGTTGAAACGATTGACCAAGACAACACGGCGATCACTTACGAACTCGTTTTGAGGGCGTAAGGATGGCGCGTAGGCCCAAGACAATCAGCCGGACTGCAGAGATTGCGATTGACCAAATCCCTGATTTGTTTGAGTCGCAACTAGAGCGATTGGTGACCTCGCTGACTAACGAGCTGTTTGTCAGGCTCAGAACTTCCACGCCGCCTGGGTTGGGAACTCCAGTCGTGACAGGAACGTTGCTGGGCTCTTGGCAAAAGGAATCAGTGAATCGTTTCACGGGACGTGTCTACGTCAGTTCTAAGCTCAATCCAAATGGCTCCAATACTCAGGACTATGCGCCTGCTGTGATGTTTGGCGAGTCGTTGCCGCCTTCTTGGAAAGGCAAATACGCTCCGGGGAATGACAGCCCACCAAAGACCACAGGGACTCCAAAGGTCACGCAGCGTTATCCGCAGTTGATTTTGCGAGAAGTCGTGTCTTTGGAGATGCCTAAAGTTATGAGGCGGATCACTGGAGGCATCTGATGGCAGCAGCGGATCTCAATACCATCAGGTCAACTATCGAAGCTCGCCTGGCAACTGAGCTGGCAGGCAGTCCGGTTGTTCCTGTTGTGTTCCACAACATGCCTTACGAGCCGACGCCTAACTCTTCGTGGGTGCAGTGTCAGGTCAGCTTTGGTGACAACGATTATTTGACTCAAGGCGGTACTTCTGACTCTGACAACTTGATTGTCGGAATCATGGTGATGAACATCTTTACTCCTCGGGGTGTTGGTCCCGGAAGTAATTACGTCATTGGTAAGCGCGTTCGAGACCTTTACAATAGGGTCAACGTGTCGGGGGTTTACTTCGACGCCCCTTCCGGTCCAGAGGCACTGGCTTCACCAGCTCCCGAGGGCTATTTTCAAACACAGGTCCGTGTGACCTTTGAATCCATCGAGGAACTCTGACCATGGCCTTTTATCGAGGTGAGGAGGGCAGCGTCAAATTCGACGACGCAGGCTCTAGTAACTCTGCAATCACCAGCACCCGCTCGTGGTCGCTGACTCTCGACAAAGAGGTGTTGGAAACCACAGTGATGGGTGACACCTACGGCGGAAACGTCGGGGGAATCATCACGGGATCGGGCAGTGTCGAGGTGATTTACACGGCGTCTTCATCTGATGAGACGGCTGCTTTTATTGATCACATCAACACCCCGACCGATTCAGGCTCCGCCTCGTTTGAGTTATTTCTCGACACAAGCGGCGACAAAAAAATTAGCTTTGATGGTGTGGTGACATCGGCTGACCTTTCCGCCACGGTTGGTGAAATCGAGATCATCACGGTCAACTTCGTGACCAACGGCACCATCACCACCGCTATCTGATCATGGCTTTTTACCGAGGACAACAAGGCACCGTTAAGTTCGACAAGGACGCAGCTGGTGCAGCACTTGGCGAGATCGCTGCTGTGCGGTCTTGGTCAATGTCAATCGACAAAGAGCAGCTGGAAGTTACCGATCACGGTGACACCTTCCGCGCTTATGTCGGTGGACTGGTCAGTGGCACTGGTTCCTGCGAGGTGCTTTATGACGCACCAAGCGCAGGTGACAAGCTCGACTTGTTGAACGAGGCGCTGACTACCGAAGATCCAGCTAACGCTAACTTCGAGTTGTATCTAGATGAAACTGGCGACAAAAAGTTGTCGTTTGCTGCTCTAGTTACCAACGCAGAGTTTAGTGCTACGGTTGGTGAGATTGAAGTTGTATCTATCAGCTTCACCGCCAACGGTACTATCACCTCTGGTATTTGATGCCTGCGACACAAAGAACGGTTGACATGCTGGTTGGGGCATTTGACCTCAACCAGCGTCGCAAGTTTGAGCTTAAAAACTCTGCTGGCGAAAAACTGATCGATTTGTATTTCAAGCCGATCACGCGAGCTGACCGCAAGCGTGCTCAGAATCTTTCTAACAGTGAAGAGGCGTTAGACCTCTCAACGCACATGCTCTGCCAAATGGCTGAGCTTGAGGACGGCACAAAGGCATTTGTTGCGGCTGACGCACCCAAGCTCCAACGTGAGCTGCCTGAGACTGTCCTGAACGAGATTGAGTTGTTCCTGTTTGGCGTCGGTGAAGACACCGACATGGAAGAAGCAAAAAACGACTGAAGCAGGACAAGTGGACTCTGTTTGAGTTTCATCTGGCCTGCGAGCTGGGGATGACCGTGAGCAGGCTTCGCACGGAGTTGACCGATGCGGAGCTTGTTCATTTTGCTGCGTTCTTTGAGATCAGGCGGGATGAGGAGAAGAAGGCAATGGATCGCGCCAAGATGAAGCAGCGGTAGTATTAGGAGACTGGAGGGTTTGCCGTGACCGTACCATCGACAGTTGAGCTGATCGTCAAGATCACCAATGCTGTCAATCCTCTGCGGCAAGTCAAGAAAGAAGCGGACAAGACAAACGAATCTTTCAAGAAGACTGAGGACGTACTTAGGCGAGTAACGGCCGCTTCAAACAAAGTAAAAATTAGCGTTCAAGAGCAGCAAAAAAGCCTGCCAAAACTTTCACAAGTTCAAGGCGTTTTAGCGGCTAAGGTAAGAAACAGCGAGCAAGCAATGCGTGCCCAGATAAAGGCACTGCGCGACTTGCAAGTAACAGTAAGATTCAACGGAACGCTATACAACAAGCTTGGAGCTGAAATCCAAAAATACGAAACAAAGTTAAAATCCGCTAACGGCACGGCAGACCAAGCGAAGGATTCAAATAATGGTCTTGGTGCTTCACTAAAGAGGCTTGCTGTTGGTTTTGGTGTCGCTCGGGTCGGGCAACAGGCGTTGCAGGCTGGAATTCAAAGAGATGAATCTGAGCGTCGTTTGAGGCTGCTGACTCAAAGATTTGGTGAAAGTGCTCAAGCTCAAGAAGCAGCACAACGCGCAGCGGAAAAATTCAACCTCAGTCAGACAGAAGCCAACGTTCAGCTTTCTCGTTTGATTGCACGTTTGCGGCCAATGGGCCTGTCAATGCAGACAATTGAAACTGCATTTGCTGGTTTCAATACTGCCACGATTCTTGCCGGTGCAACTGCGTCTGAATCAGCTGGCGCGTTCCTGCAGTTAAGCCAAGCTCTTGGCAGTGGTGTCCTGAGAGGACAGGAACTAAATTCGATCCTCGAACAAGCGCCTTTGATTGCTCAGGCAATCGCTACTGAAATGGGCTCAACTGTTGGTGCCCTCAAAAAGTTTGGTGAAGAAGGGGAAATCACAAGTGAAATCGTTATTGCTGCTCTCGGCCGCGTAGAGCGTGAGGGGGCCGGACAACTTGAAGAAGCCCTGTTAGGCCCGGCTGCAGCCATTAAAGATTTCCAGAACGCAGCTGAAGACGTACAGGTGGCATTGACTCAGGACATTATTCCTGAGATGGCTAAATCTTTTAGAGAGCTGGCTGACCTGATTGAAAATCTTGGACCTTTGTTGAGGCTTGTTGGGGGAGGTGTTGGCGGTGCGATTGGTGCAGCTAATCGAGGCATAGAAGAAAGTCGGTCGTTGTTCCGTGCTTTAACGGAGCCTGGAACAGTTTCTGCAAGAGCAGACATTCAAGAGGGGCGACTTCCTCTAAATGTGGCTGGTGGCGCTGAGCTGATTGGGAGAGAAAGGCTCCAAGAACTACGAGAGCTTGCTGACGTTGCTGTGAAGTTTGGTGGTCGATTTGAGGGGCCAGGATCTCAGCAAAAAGTTCTTATTGATTTGCTGCAGAAAGAAATTGGCATGTTTGCAGCGCCAGCTGCGCCTGACAAAGATACGCCTACCCCTCGACCAACTAAAAAATCAGCGGCAGAGTTACGCAGAGAAGAGGCGAATCAGTTGCGTGAGTTCCTTGAACTCAATAAGTTGATGACTCTTGAAATGGATCGTCAAGATGAGTTAGACGAAATGGCAGGCAAGCATCTTGCGTTCCAACTAAATGAAGCCGATAAAATTTCTCTCAATCAAGATCAGCGTCTTGGCAAACTGCAAGCGCAAATAAATGGAACAGAAAAAGAGTTTGCCTTGAATCAAGCTATCGAAGAAATCAAGCGTAAAGGCTTGCTACCTGCGGATGAAGAGCGCTTGATTGCCGCTGAGAGACAGATCCATGCCATGGATCAACAGGCTGAAAAAATTATGGAGCAGAAAAAACTGTACGAAAAACTAGATGACACATTCAGGAATGGCATCGTTGACTCCATCATGAATGCAGTTGAAGGCACTAAGTCGCTAGGTGAATCTCTGCTAGGTGTTATCAAGTCCATGGCGAAGCTGATACTTCAGCAGCAGCTGATAAACGCCCTTAAAGGCTTTAAAATCTTGGGCTTTGCAGATGGCGGCCGCCCTCCCGTGGGTCGTCCTTCAATCGTCGGAGAGCGTGGTCCTGAGCTGTTCGTGCCTGATAGGGCTGGCACGATTATTCCCAACCATAAGCTTCGCGGCGGCGGCGGCGGAATGGAGACCAACGTTGTCGTGAACGTCGATGCCAGCGGCAGTAGCGTGCAGGGCGATGAGGGCTCGTCCCGTCAGCTTGGTGCTCTTATTGGCGCTGCTGTACAGGGCGAGATAATCAAGCAACAGCGACCTGGGGGACTCTTGAGCCGATGACTGCTAGCTGGGATTCATCCGTCAATCTGCAGCCCACATACGGCACGACTAAGGCCAGCCAGCCGCTAACCCGCACAGCGCGGTTTGGCAGCGGTTACGAACAGGTGGGCAGCCTTGGCATCAATCAAAACCCGAAGTCATTCAGCCTGACTTACAACCTGTCTGAGGCTGAATCAGACACCGTTGAGACGTTCTTAGATGCCCGAGGTGGTACCGAGAAGTTCACCTTTACGCCGCCGGGTGAAAGCAGCAGCATCAAGGTTCGCTGCAGAGCCTGGAACAAGACGATGACCACCAAGGGTCGCGTTCAGCTGACCACAACCTTTGAGCAGGTGTTTGAAGCATGAGCACGCCGCAGTCGATCCAAGAACAGCTGCAGTCGCTAGAGCCGTCGGCAATCATCGAGCTGTTTCAGCTGGAGCTAACCGAGGCTGTGAACGGCGTGGATCAGGTTTACTACTACCACGCAGGAACAAACGAGCTGACCGCAAACGTAACTTTTGCCGGTCAGGAATATACAGCCACAGCTATTGAGGTTGATGGGTTTCAAGCGTCAACTAAAGGCGTGCTTCCACGCCCGACGATGCGGATTGGCAACACCAACAACGCCATCTCGTCTCTGCTGTTGCTTTACAACCCGCTGCAGGCCAAGGTAACGAGGATTCAAACCTGTAAGAAGTTCTTGGATGCAGTGAACTTCACAGGCGGCACTAACGCTACAGCTGACCCCACCGCAAAGTTCGAGGACCAGATTTACTACATTGATCGAGTCTCTGCTGAAAATCCGCAACTTGTTGAGTTTGAATTAGCCAGCAAAATTGACTTGATCAATGTTGCGTTGCCGCGTCGTCAAGTGATGGAGTATTGCCCCTGGGTCTACCGCGAGGAAAGCACCTGCGGCTACAAGGGCACCAACTATTTCGACATCAACAACAACCCGACGACTGAAGCTAACGATGTGTGCGGCAAGCGCTACACCAGCTGCACGCTGCGCTTTCCTGAGGGTGATTTGCCGTTCGGAGGTTTCCCAGGTGCACGACTTCAGATCTGACGCTGAGGCGCACGCTGCACGCTCTTACCCGCGCGAGGCGTGTGGTCTTGTTATTAACGGGCAGTATTGGCCGTGCCGCAACATCGCAGACGAGCCAGAGCATCGTTTCGTTATTGAGCCAAGGGACTACGCCGTCGCCGCGATGATGGGAAAAGTCGAGGCCGTCGTTCACTCGCATCCGCACGGTGGCCCTGCAAGCGAGTGGGACCAGACTGTGTGTAGTGAGGGCTCAGTGCCCTGGCACATTTTTGAGCTACCGGAGGGCAAGTGGTTGACTATCGCTCCTTAGTTGGCCGTCAGTGGGAGTACGGCAAGGCAGATTGCTTCACGTTGGTGCGTGATTGGTTCAAGCTTCAGGGCGTTGAGCTGCCTGATTATGAGCGCCCAGAGAGCACTGAGACCTGCGAAAGCATCTTCCTTGATCAGGCTGAATTAATCGGGTTCAAGCCGGTGACGCTTCAAACTCGCCAGCCTGGAGACGTGTTGATTATGCGAATGGCAACTCGCACGCCAATGCACGCTGCTGTTCTGCTACCTGATGAGCGGATCCTGCACCAGCAGCGCAACTCGCTAAGTGCGGTGGTGCCTTTGAGCAGATACTATTTGGCAAGGGTCGCGGCGGTCTTTCGATATGCAGCAAGTCGTCCGACTGCTGGGTGATTTAGGCGAGAGGTATGGCGCTGAGCACGTCTATCACAACCTCCGCACGCCTGCTGATGCCATCAAGCTTCTGTGCATTAACTATCCAGCGTTTCGCGATGAACTTCTAACTTCGCATGAAAAAGGCGTTGCATATCGCGTTTTGCAGGCTGGCGTTGATTTAGATATCGGTGATCTGCAGCTACCAATCGGGCAGAATGACCTGGTTTTAGTGCCTGTTCTTAGTGGTGCAGATGACAACCCTGTTACTCGCGTAATTGTCGGCGCTGTTCTAATCGGCGCGGCATTTTTTACTGGTGGGGCAACGATTGGCTTATTGGGCTTGGCCGCGCCCGTAGCAGTAAGTACTGCCCTAGGAACGATTGGCGCGACTCTAATCCTTGGCGGTGTAACCCAGATGCTTTCGCCACAGCCTGATTTAGGCATTGGCACAAGCACAAGGGGTGAGTTTCGAGCAACGCGGCCAGAGTCAGTAACTCGCGGCGCTGATGGGCAGCAGTCCTACGCCTATCTCGGAGCACAGAACACCGTCGGGGTTGGTGCGACGGTTCCAGTGGCTTACGGCAAGGTGCTGATCGGCTCGCACGTCATCTCGGCAGATGTTGACGTTGCTGATGAGTCTGATCCGCTGAAAAAAGTAACAAGAACGCCAGGACCAGATACGGTGACGGTCAATGGCAACAAGCTCGAATTAGGTACGCGCAGAGACAATATGGCGCGATGGAACAGCGTTCATTTTCAAAATAACAGATCAAACAGTAACGACATTATCCGCACGATTGAGAAGGGAGACAGGCGTACGTTCGCAAACAATATACGCTTGGAGTTCACGGAGGGCCCAACAAAAGATCCAAATGCTTACTTTATTTGCGTTGAAATTTTCAACCTATTTAAGTTTGCGAGTGGTCCAGGAACAACAAAAACCGACGCTTTTGTTTCGTATCAAATTGAAGCAAAAAATGAAGAGCTTGACGACATCACTGCGCGAGAGTCTTTTACGATACAAGGTTTAGTTTTAGGCAACTACCGTTATTACCATAAGTTCGATCCAAATAAAGTTCCGTTCAAAGACTTCTACCAGATAACTGTAGAAATTTTAGACGCATCGATTGACGATGGATCAACCATGCGGTTCTTCCACGGCTTTAACCCAAGTTTCTCCTAGTCATGGCTCTTAATTCAACTTCTAGCGTTCGTCTTGTCGACCTGCTGTGCGAAGGGCCTATTCAAGGTTTTGACGATCTTAACCAGCAGATATTTCTAGATGAAACCCCGTTGTTTACGGGCAGCGATCCAAACTTTCCAACTGAAGACGTAGATGTTGATTTTCGTCTTGGTGGACGTAGGCAGCCGCGACTGGCTCAAGCAGGAAACGCAACAACGACAATTACAGGTGTTGCTGTTCAGGTTGGGGAGAACTACTCAGAAACTGTTAATGACGAAGACGCAGTAACAGCGAGGGATTATGGCTCTGGCACTGTTGTCAGGCAAATCACTGATTCAGAAGTTGATTCTGTGCAGCTGCTGTTTACGATCCCACGCTTGCTTTCAACTGCTGTTGAAGGTTTGGCGAAAGGTCAGCCGTTTAACGGCAGCCTGCAAATCCGAGTGTCAGTGCAGGCTCAGGGCGCTGCCTACAACGTTGTGTTCGATAAAACGGTCACAGGTATTGCGCTAACGGACTATCAGATTAAAACGCCTGTCATTGAGCTGCCCCGTAATGTTAAAGGTGAGGGCTATCCGTGGAACATCAAGGTTGAAAAGGTAAACCTGGGCGAAGACCACTTCGAGATCAAGTTTGCGGATTTTGAGGAGGTGCCTAAAACCTCACCGCTTGCAAACGGTCGAGCTAACCAACTGATTTGGTCGTCGATCATTGAACGCCAAGAGATTCGCAGCGCCTACCCGTACACCGCTTGCGTTGGCCTTGAGCTAAACACCCGGCAGTTCAGCAACCTGCCAACTCGTGCCTACCTAGTCAAAGGACGACTGGTGGAGATCCCGCACAATGCTGCGGTGCGCGATGACGGCAGTCTTGACCTAACGCAAGGGGTCACGTTCAACGGCAGCACTCGAACGGCTTGGACGACTTGCCCTGTCTGCATCTTTGCCGACATGGTGCTGAATGATCGCTATGGCTGCGGTGATTTTGTCAGCGCGTCCAACATCAGCTACACGGATCTCTACCCGTTGATTCAGTACGCGAACCAGCTGGTCACGAATCAAGACGGCACGACAGAGCCGCGCTTTGCCTGCAACGTTGTCATCGGTGATCGCGCAGCGGCTTACAACGTGCTGCAGGATCTCGCCTCGGTATTCCGTGGGATGTCCTACTGGAGCAGCAACACAGTTCAGCTAGCCGCTGATCACGGCAATCTGGACGGCTCTGCTGTTGATCCGGTCCACCTTTATACGAACAGCAACGTCATTGAGGGCGTTTTTAACTACACCGGGTCATCACTTAAAACGCGCAGCACCAGCATCCGCGTCCGATACAACGACCCAGACAACTTCTATAAGCCGAACTTCGTTGTTGTCGAAGACGCCGCGCTAATCACCAAATACGGCTATCAGGTTCGCGAGGTTGTCGCTTTTGGCTGTACGTCGCGCAATCAGGCGTACCGCTTAGGCCGCTGGATGATGGCATCAGAAGAGCTTGACGGCGAAACCGTCACGTTCTCAACCGGCCTCCAAGGCGCGATCGTTTTGCCTGGTCAGGTGTTTGCTGTTGCCGATGAGATGCGGCAAGGCGCACGCATCGCTGGCCGTTGCACCGCAGCAACAACAACGACGGTGACAGCAGACATCACGGTGACGTTGCCCGGCGGTGCTGGTCACACGCTCACCGCAACGCTGCCCGACGGCACGATCGAAACAAAAACGATCAGCAGCGTCGATGGTGCTGTCATCACGGTGTCGTCTGCGTTCAGCGCAGCACCGTTGGCGCAGTCGATTTGGTCGATCCAGTCGTCAACTGTTGCCCATCAGAAATTCCGTTGCATTTCGGTGGCTGATGGCGGTGATGGCACGTTTGCAATCGTCGGCGTTCAGCACAACGACAGCATCTACGCAACGGCCGACAACGCCGATGCGCTGGAGTACCAATCGGTCACGACGTTTGACAAAATCCCGACAGCCCCAAGCGGCCTGACTTTTGAGACCAAAGAGGTTCGCCGAAACAACAACGTCGTCAACGACGTGTTCTTCGGGTTCAAGCGTGACAACGATGGAAACATCAGCGGCTACGAGATCCGCTTCAAGGTGGGCGACGGCAACTTCGAGACCGTCAGGCAGACGACCAATGAGCTGAAGGTTGAGGGCGTCAAGCCTGGTTCTACTGTCACGTTCCAAATCCGATCAATCGGCCGCGACGGCACGTTCAAGCACTCGCAATGGGTTTCTGGTTCGTTTGTTGTCCCGAAAGAAGACCAGACGACTGAAGGCGGCACAACCGTTGTCGAGCTGCCACCTGATCCGCAGAACGTGCAACTGGAGCCGCATCGCTCGAATCAAGTGATGGTTACTTGGTCTGTGCCGAAAGAGGGCCTGGGCGCAACCAGCGACAGGTTGAACGCTGAGATCCGCCACAGCTCAAAGACTGACGGCTCTGGCACTTGGCCGAACAGTTCCCTGCTCACCGTTGTCAAGGCCAACACGTTCTACGCGATCTTGCCGGAACTGTCGGGTGAGTATCTCGTCCGGTTTATTGACGATCAGAACAAGAAAAGCTCTGCCGTCCGGTCGGTCATCCACACGCTGACAGATTCAGTGCCGCGCTTGCTGATCCTTGAGGATCGCGAGGACAGCGATACGCCTGAGTTCCAAGGGCAGAAAAACGACACGTTTTACTCAGAGGAGTACGACGCACTGGTCATTGATGGCGACCAAACCATTGACGACATTCTCGACGTCAACGCCTTGAGCAGCTTTGACTTTCTCGGCACTCGCAAGAGCAGCGGCGAGTATTTCTTCGCCAACACGCTGGATTTGGGCGCACAGTTTGACATCGAGTTCAGCCGCCACCTGGTGATGCGTGGCACCTATCCAGCTGACGACATCGATGAGCGCACGGCACTGATCGACACCTGGACCGACTTTGACGGTTTAGAGGCTGACGACGTAAACGCTGAGGTTTACCTGCGGGCGGCTACTACCGGCATCACAGCAGAGGACGAGCTGACGGAAGACGGCGACAAGCTGCTGCTAGAAAACGACGACAACCAAGAGCTAGAGAGCAACTTGGTGTTCGGTGACTGGGTGCCGCTGCGTAATGGGCACTTCCAAGGCCGTTTGTTCCAGTTCAAGTGCGAGCTGAGCAGCGATCACATCGACCAAACGCCGTTGCTAGATGAGCTGGGCTTCACGGCCAAGATGCCGCTGCGGACAGAAACCAGCTCTGTGATCGCGTCTGGCACGGCATCTGGCGGCAAGGCGGTGACGTTCACTAATGCGTTTTTCCAAGATGGCGTCTTCTACAACACGCCGCCGAGCATTGGCATTACGGCTTTCAACCTTGCGTCAGGCGATTACTATGAAGTGACTTCGATCTCTAGGACTGGATTCACAGTGAAGTTCAAGAACAGCAGCAATGCCGTGATTGATCGGAACTTCCAGTACCAAGCGGTCGGCTACGGCTCTGAGCGTTCCTAAAAATGGCCACTCACGATTACATCATCAGCAACGCCTCTGGTGCTGCTGTCCGTGCTGACCTGAACAACGCTCTCGCTGCGATCGTCAGCAATAACAGCAACGCAACTTCCCCAGCCACCACCTACGCATATCAATGGTGGGCCGATACCACGACCGGCCAGTTGAAGCTGAGGAACTCGGCTAACTCAGCATGGATCACCATCTTCGAGCTTGACGGCACGATGCTGATGGAGGACGGCACTGTGTCGGCCCCTGGCCTCGCATTTGCCTCTGATCTTAATACTGGTTTCTTCAGAAGCGCAGCAGACAAGATCAACTTTGCCACTGGCGGTGCAGAGCGCCTAGAGATTGGCAGCTCTGAGGTTGTATTTAACGACCCCAGCAATGATGTTGACTTCCGCGTGGAGTCAAACAGTCGAACGCATATGATTTTTGTCGACGCAGGAAATGATGCGGTCGGAATAGGAACATCTGTACCTAGAAGTTATGGTAGCTCAGTAACACTTGCAACCGACAACCCTTCGGCTGACAACACTTTTACGATTGCAGCAGGCACGAGCAATAATGCGTCCATTCATTTTGCCGATGGCTTAAGCGGTGACGATGCTAATAGAGGGATCGTTAAATATGAACACAACAATAATGCAATGGCATTTAGCACAAATGCCATTGAGAGATTGCGCATCGATTCAAGTGGCAGGCTCCTCATTGGGGTGTCAAGCAGTCGATCTGTTGGATTTGCACATACGCTGCAAATTGAGGGAACTGATGCAGCCACTTCAACTCAAAGTTTTGTCCGTAACTCTAACGATTCATCTGGCCCGCAGATAGATTTTGCAAAGACCAGAGGAACTTCAACTGGTTCCAACACAGTTGTTCAAGACAATGACACTTTAGGCACAATTAAATTCAGAGCGGCTGATGGCACCGATACGGCTTCAACTGCTGCTGAAATAAACGGCATAATTGACGGCACGCCTGGATCAAATGACACTCCAGGTTCCCTCTTGTTCAAGACCTGTGCGGACGGTGCAAGCAGCCCGACGGAGAGAGTCAGAATCGATTCAAGTGGCCGCGTAGGTATCGGAACGACAGCTACCCAGCAGGTATTAACTATTGATGTAAACGATTCTGGCACAACTGCAGCCTCGTTTAACGGCATCAATATCGCCAACACAAACACTACTGCTAATAACGGATCAGCAATAACTTTTGGGCAAACGATTTCTGCAAACAGCAACGCACGAATTGGAGTAATTCAAACAGCACGCGGTCCGTCAGAAAGCCAAGAGATGTTTTTTGGACTTCTTGGCAGTGGCACTTACTCAGAGCGGATGCGCCTGGACTCATCGGGGCGGTTGTTGATAGGTGGGTCAAGTGCAATTAGTGGAAGCAGCACAAACGATAATCTTCAATTAATCAATAGTGCAGGTTCAATTCTTAGCATTGCATCTAGCGACACAACTATTAGCAGCGGAACGCGAATTGGTGAAATTGAATTCTGGGGACAGCCTGGCTCAACGTGGGGTCACTTTGCCAGCATTACCGTCAAAGGAGATGCGTCTGCTGCAGCTAATGACAACCCAGGGCGTATTCAATTTTCGACCACAGCGGACGGGGCAACAACCCCGACGGAGCGGATGCGAATTGACAGTTCGGGCAATGTTGGCATCAACCAAGCACCTACTCGCGAGCTATCGCTGCACTCTCCAAACAACAACAATTCCTTTATTCATTTTACGAATGATGATACGGGTGAAACTGCTTCTGATGGAGCCTTAGTCGGTATTGACGGCAATGAAGACTTAAATATCAATAATCAAGAGTCTGGGAAAAACGTTATCTTTAGAAACAATGGCGAGCGGATGCGAATCGACAGCAATGGAAAATTGTTGGTCGGGGCTACTTCTGCACGCACATCCTGGAACAACCAAACTATTGGCGCAGGCATTCTGCAAGTAGAGAGATCTGGAAATGCGTTTGCTACTGCAATTGCTGTTACTGCTAACTCAGGCACAACAAACCGCACATCTGCCGTAAGTGGAGCTGCCCGACTGTTGTTAGGGCGTAGCACAGGAACATCCGTTGGCTCTAATACCATCGTCGCCAGTGGTGATGTTTTAGGGGACGTTAGTTTCCAAGGAAATGATGGCTCTGGATTTGTAGAAGCTGCAGCAATCCAAGGTTTTTGCGCTGGCACACCTGGCGCTGATGACATGCCGGGAAGGCTCGTGTTCAGGACCACAGGCGACGGTGCAAGCAGTTCAAGCGAACGAGCGCAAATCGACCATCGAGGACAAACAACTTGGAAGTCTGACGGAACTGCTTCTATTGACCATGTATTTACAACCGTTGCAGGCAGCAGCAGCAGCAACAAGCTGATGTCGTACAGGCGCAACGCTGCCAGTGGAGTCTCCTTAGGTTCTTCTGGAGACGAAGTTTGCGTTATACGAAGAAATGGCGATTTAGATAACACCAACAACTCTTATGGCGCTCTTTCTGACATTAAATTGAAAGAGAATGTTGTTGACGCAAATTCTCAATGGGAAGACGTTAAAAATCTGCGAGTTCGCAATTACAACTTCAAAGCTGAAACAGGCAACGATACGCATACTCAACTTGGCTTAATTGCACAAGAAGTTGAGACTGTCTCTCCAGGTCTGGTCAGTGAAACGCTTGATCTTGACGCTGGCGGAAACGATCTTGGCACTACAACTAAATCAGTCAGTTATTCCGTGCTTTACATGAAGGCTGTTAAAGCTCTTCAAGAGGCGATGGATCGTATTGAAACGCTAGAAGCCAAAGTTGCAGCCCTCGAGGCTGGCTAAGTAAACTTCCTCTGACTTCACTTCACCATGGCTAACACCTACGTCTGGAAAATCGCTGACCTTCAACGGGATCTCAGCGACGGATTTGCTCACACGGCTCACTACACCGTGACCGCAATCAGCGATCAAGTTGATGCTGACAACAACCCCTACAACTCAGGTGCCTACGGCAGCATTGGCCTTGATCGTCCCGAGACACTAGAAGACTTTGATGATCTGACTGAAGCTGACATCGTGGCAGCTGTGCAGGCCAAGCTCGGTGGCGCTGAAAAGGTCACTGAAATCCAAGATGCGCTGGCTGCACGCATCGTTGAACAGATCACGCCGACTCAGGCGTCTGGCAAACCTTCTGGCTGGTAATTCCCGTGGCCGACAGAAAAATATCGGCGCTGTCCGAACTGACTGCTCCTGCGTCTGGGGATCTGTTCCCCGTCGTTGACATCTCAGAGGCTGACAACGCCGACAAGAACAAAAAGATCACCTACGG